TTACAAGGCTTTTTCTTCAGCTTCCGTTGCCGACTCCGGTGGAGTGTCGAAGAAGTGTCGAAAATCCCTGCTCGGACCGAACACCAGCACATCCTGCATGTGTCCTGGGGCGAGGTGCGCGTAGCGCATGGTCATCGCCAGTGTCGAATGGCCGAGTATCTTTTGCAGGGACAGGATGTTGCCACCGTTGGCCATGAAGTGGCTAGCGAAGGTATGTCGCAGGACGTGAGCCTTCTGACCTGGCGGTAACTCTAGACCAGCCTTGGTGACAGCTTCATCAAACGCGTTCCGGCAGTTGGTAAACGGCCCGTGGCGTTTGAAGTGCGACAGGATGCGAGATTCCAGCTCAACCGGTATCGGTATGGAGCGGCGGCGCTTCGACTTCGTGTTGATGAAGTGCACAGCAGCACCTTTTACCCGTGACGACACGAGCCCCTGAGCCTCTCCCCACCGACAGCCCGTCGCAAGGCAGATGGTCGAAATCAGTTCGACATGAACGTGCTGCATCTGTCGGAGCGTGGCAAACAGCACGGCAATCTCATCGTGATCTAGGTAGGCCAGCTCGTTCTCTTGCAGCTTCAACGGCTTCAGCGTGGCCAAGGGATTGGGGTAGTCGATCTCTCCGAACTGTATGAGGCAGTTGAACATTGCGCGCAGGTAGGACAGTTCGTTGTTCAGCGTCTTGCGGCTGTACCCATCCTTGATTCTTTTGGCCCGGTACTCGGCAAACTGAACCGCAGTGAAAGCGCGCCCAACGGGGTCCCTCAACCGTTCGATCATGCGGCGCATCAACAGCTCTCGACCTTCGTAATCGGTCAGAGTCTGGCCGTGTAGAACGCCCCAACGGCCAAGCAGCTCCTTTAGTCGCCTGGCATCCTTCGGAGCGGGGTTCCAGTCAGGGTTTTCGATGCACTTCTGTCGCACAGTGGCTTCGAAGCGCTGGGCTTCTCCTTTGGTGCTGAACCGCTTGCGGAAGCGCTTGCCCTTGATCGGCTCGACATCGACGAACCAGCGGCCATCGGGGAGCTTGGTGATGCTCATTAGATGGCGTACCCCCGCTTCAAGTACCGGTCATTGATAAGCCCGATGATGTGACGTTCGAGGTCGCGAGTGCTGTAGCCCTTGGCGGTGTAGTGGTCTTCGATCACATGCCAGAAGGGAAGCGTTCTCCCGACCTCAAGCGCTTTTTTTGGCGGTACGCGCTCCCGTGCAATCAGGCTGGCGAACTGGCCCAGGAACATCTCGCAGTTTTTGCCGGAGAAGCCTTGCGCGGTCTTGTAATAGCGGCGGTATTCGGCGCGCTCAATGAGCGGATCGGCCTCTACCTGCACCTTGGTATCCAGGGTGATCAGCGACCAGAACGGATCGAACCACTTCGGGTTATCCAGCAACAGGCGGAAGCTGTCGCAGGCGTATTCCCAGAGCCCTTGCAGGTGCGGGCAGAGGCCCGAATAGGTACGGCAGCCGATCACCTCGCCAGAGGCCATCCGGGAGCCTTCGGAGAACTGCTGTACCACCGAGTGATGGAAGCGGAATTCGATACGCCACACGGTTTCCAGCGGGTTGTAGGCGGGTTCGCCATCGCCGAAGGGATCACCGTTGAGGGAGGCCCACACGTTTTCCCAATAGTCGAGTTTGTCGGTACTCCGGGCCTGTAGCGTCTTGTTGTAGATGCACAGTTGCAGGCCGTTGGCCGAGCCGAACATGAAGGTCTCGCCACGTCCGTACACCGAGGCGTTGCCGTCGAACTCGATGCGGTCGATCCCGCTGATTTGACGCACCCGATGAGAGCGGCAGCGCATGCGGTCAACGAGGTCGTTGGATGGAGTCCAACCCTGCACGTCGAGCGCGAGGTGCACGGCGCACTGGTTCACTTCGCAACCCGCTAGGACACCAGCGGCCAGATCATCGAGCACGCCTTGCAGGATCGACGGATCGGCGCCATCCAGGGCGTGCGGGGACACTTCAATCTTGAGGTGTGGCCCGATGTTTTCGAGCTTCACGTTGTGGTTTTTGATCAGCAGGATCAGGCCCATGTCAGCGTTCTGGAGCCGGTACTGGTAGCCAGAATCACGCCCTACCCTGCCCTTGGCCCACTGGTAGCCGGCGAACTCCACGATGTCATCCGGTTCATCGAACACCGCCATGACCTCGGGACGAATCAGGCCGTTGTACAGCTGACGGAGTGTGTCCACGCCGCAACGAAGCAAGCGCACGCCGGAGAGGTCGGTGAATTTGGCCAGTTTGTCATCGAAGAACAAACGCCCTTCGGGCGACTCATAAATCTCGCCACCGGGCTTGAGGGTGACGCGGACTTGATGCTGTGGCTTGGTCATTGGAAACACTCCAAATAGGTACGAATTGAAACTGTGCTCAGTGGGTTATCCGACGTGTTACAGGGGCGTCGGCCGCGCCGCGCCGAGCGCCGTTTGCGGTTGGCCTCGTACCTCGGCTCAATCCGCAAAACGGCGCCGCCGGGCGCTATTGGCTACGCCAGGGTCGGGATGGGTACTCGCTGTCGGGGATGATCGTCACGGTCGTGCCTGCGGGCTGCGCCTCAGCCTGTAGCCGCTCGCTGGAAGGTGACGGTGGAGGTGCGGCGGCAAGGGCTGGCTGCTGCGCTGAGCGCGGATCGAGGCCGTTGCGGTCGGGCAGCGTGGGATCGAAATAGCCGTCCTTGGCGACGGTCAGGCAAAAGTCGAAGGCCGTGGCCACCTTGGTGCCCTGCTGCGTGTAGCACTGGCAAGACTTGCCCTCCTTCACCGTGTGTTGCGGTCGCCGGGCCACGAGGCGCGGGTCGCCGGTGGACAGGCAGTACAGCCGCGGGTGGGCGACGGGCTTGGTCAGTTCGTCGTACACCGGGGCTGATGCGGGAATGTCGGGAACGCGGGGCTTGCGGCGCTCCACGTATTGCTCAGCCGTGACGGGCTTGGCCTCGCCGTCACCCGTGGGTTTGATCAGGGAGGTGACCGCCGAGGACACCTGATCGACCACGCCCTTGTCTGCACCCTTCGCTACGGTTGCGTCAGTCGTCGCACTGGCCTCAGCCGCTGGTTTGCTGCCCGCCGCATAACGCTCGTAGGCGCGGTACACCATGAAGGCCGCGCCGATGATCACGGCCAGCGCCAGGATCATCTTCTTCGGCGGCTTGAAGGCGAAGTGATGGTTAGCCTTGGTGCTGGTGTAGACACCGAAGTACTTCTTATCGAGCTTGAGGGTGGTCTTGTCGGCGTCCTTGAAGCTGGTCTTCTTCTCGACGGCCTCGATCACGGTTTCGGATTCGAAGCGCAGCAGCTGCTGGCTCTTGAACACCCGCCAGTAGTGGATGTGGCCGTTACACAGGCGGCGTAGGTGCACATCGATGTAGCGCGGGTCCTGGGTGACCAGATGCACTTCGTGGCCCTGGTGCCGCATGATCTCGAAGCGGCTGATGTGCTCCGGCGGTTTCTGCCTAGGATCGCGGACGCCGAACCAGCCTTGGGCCTCGTCCACGACGATGATGGCGTCGGGCGGCAGCTCGTACCATTTATACGGATCGTCGAATTCGAACCACGACGCCTGGAGCTGGTCGGTCTTGAGGTCGGCGACGTTGTGGTAGTAGACCACCCGGCCTTCCTTGTGGGCCTTCTGATCGACTTCGCGGATGGTGTTGAGGGTCTTGCCGTGGCCGGGTTTGCCGGTGCGGATGTAGAGCATGGCGCCTCCCCCTTACGCGTCGATGTAGTCGCGGCCTGGGGGATTCCAGACCTGTTTGCGTTTGCGGTCCGCGGCCTTGTCCAGACCGGAGAGCACCATGCGGGTGACCACGGCGGCGAGGAACATGTTGATGGCCATATCGACTTTGGCCAGGCCGAGGATCTGCTGGATCGCGATCCCCGCATTGCCCATCTGCGACTGCACGTAGCTGCGCACCTGATCGAGCAGCAGGTTGGAGCCGACGTAGGCGACGAAGCCGACGCCAAGCATGCGCATGACCATCTTCACCAGCGGGCCGACGATCATGATCAGGAGTTGCACCAGGAACAGGTACTGCATCATTCACCTCCAAAGGCGCGGCCCACGTAGAGCGCGCAGAAGACACTGGTGCCGATGAGGATCAGCACCCCGAGATCGGAAGCGGCGGCGCACAGGGGCTCGTAGGTGAGCGAGAAGGTGCGTCCACCGTTGGTTTTCAGGGAAAAGGTCTTGTTGGCTGGGCAGGCTGCGGGTAGGAAGCGCGTGCCGCTGTTGAGGAAGGACGGGGCCTCGACTTCGAGGTCTTCGGCGAGCTGGAACTTGTCGCCTTTCACGGCTGCTTCGATCTGGCCTTTGTGCTTGTCGAAGTCACCCTGCTTTTCCACCTCGCAGCGCAGCTTCTTCTGCTGCTGGACCATGGCGCAGTCGATGGCGTCGCCTGCGCACTGGAGCGGCGCGTCGCAGTCGTCGGTGCCGGATGCCTCGCGCTCGGGCTCTTCTTCCTCTTCCTTGTCGTCCTGGTTTTCTTCGCCGGGCTTGTCGCTGGCCTTGCAGCCAGGGCCGGTGCAGGACGAGGACTCGCCACCGGAGGTGCCATCGGCGTTGGTCTTGCTGGTGCCGTTGGTCACGCTGGTGGTGGAGGAGCAGGCATTGACGCCGCTGCAATTCGTCGTTGTGGTGGTGGTCGTCGTGTTGGTAGTCGAGGAGCCGTCGCTGGCCGTCTGTTCGCTGACCTCGGTCTTGGTCTCGGTTTGCTTCTGGGTCGGGCTGGGCTTGCCCTCCTTGCAGCCGAAGACGCCATTGACCTCACCGCACTGCATGTTGCCCGGTTCCTTGAAGGTATCCGTGGCAAGGCAGCTGTAATGCACCCGGCCTTCGGCGTCGGTGACCTTGTTGGTGCACTCGTTGGACTTATCGCGGGTGGGCAATGCGGCGGGTGGGGCGTTGGGCGTGGGGTCGGTATTCGGGCATGCGACGCCGTTGCCCTTGTAGCGGAACACGCAGAAGCCGGAGTTCTGATCGCCACCTTCCATGAAGCGATAACAGCGGCTAGGGGCTTCGCCGGTGGAGGCATATTGGCAGGAGCCTTGGCAAAGACTGCCCGGCGGCTCAGTGCGGGTGTTCTGCAGAACAACGCCGCCTTCGCTAAGGGTGCCGACCTTGTGTTGATGCTCCACCATCTGGCCAATGGTCGGTTCGCACTTGTCCGGCTCGGGGGCTTTGCATTCGCCCTCTGTCGCATCGTACAGCTTGGGCGCAGTACAGCCGTTGCCGTAGCGGACTAATTGGCCTTTGTGCTGAGTGATCTCGCCGGTCCTCTTGGTAAGGGTCTGGTAATAGCAAGTCCCCGAAGAACCAGACGTCGAGACCGACAACAGCGTGTCCCAGTACAAACCGCCGCTGTTGTTCCAGTAGTCCAACATCAACTGACACGCCCCGGCGGGGGACGGCGACTTGGTGATGTTGTAGCCGTAGTACTGCCAGTAGTAGTCCTCGGCTTGGACAGCGCTCACCGTCAGTGCCAGCAGAAACAGGATCAGGGCGCGCACGGTCACACCCGCCCGAAGAACACCACGGCGAACGCCAGGGTGGTGACAATAAGGACATACCACTGCACGGACATGGCGGGCTCTCCAGAAAGAAGAACCCCGCCGGAGCGGGGTTCGGTGCTTCGGCTTTGAGGCCGGGAGGGGGTTACAGGGCGCGGCGCATGTACTTGAACGCCGCAGCGGCGACCAGCACGGCGAACACGGCCCAGCCGATGGTGTTGGTGTCGTCACCGGCGGTGGTCAGTGCCTTGGTGGCGTCAGCCGGAACCGCAGCCATTGCGACCCCGGCAGCACCGAGGGTCAGAGCGCCGATAGCGGCGGCCTTCTGGGCAAACACCGAAGCACGGTTTTGCAGACGGGTTTTCACTTGGTTCATGGGTGTTACCTCACTACTTGAGCAGTCGTTTCAGGACCAGAAAGCCGAAGGCGATGGCAAAGAGTCCGAGCACATCCCCGCGAATCTCGGCGACCTGTTCCCAGGTGAGTGCAGAGCCAACCTCGCTCTGCATTTCCTCGCTGGTGAAGACCTTGAGCGTGCCGGTGCAAATGGCGGAACCATCGGCACCGAGCGCCCAACGGCCATCACAGGCGAGGAAATTCATAGGAAGCGCGCCACGCCATCGACCCAGCCCCAGGCGTACCCAGCGGCGAGGCCAACCACGAACAGGGAGAGGTATCGAGTCATGGCCGTGCTCCCGTGTTAGCTCTTGGTCGAGTCGCCGGGCTTGTCAGCGGCAGGCTTGTCGCTGACAGGCTGCGGGGCGGGACGCTGGACGGATTGTTGTAGCGGGGGCTGGCGGGTCTGCGTGGTCGCATCCTTGCCCACGCTCAGCAGCTCGGTCAGGAATTGGGTATTGGTAGTGCGGCCAAAGCGGTCCTGGGTCGGACGGACGACGCTGGCGAACTTGCACAGCACAGGAGCGCCTGCGAAGACGATGCCGTCCAGCAGGGTCGGGTCGATGCTGTACTCGCTGATTTCGAAGCCCTTGGCGTTGCCGCGAGCGCCTTCGGGGATCGGGGAAATTGCCTGGACGCTGGCGTAGATTTCGCCGGTCTTGGTGGAGGTGTAGGTGTCGGTCTTGGTGACCCACAGTTCGACTACGCCGCCAGTGGTCGCAAACATGTTCATGTGAAGCTCCTTTGCCTTTTTCGGGCGTGAGTTGACCCGCTGCTGCAATTTGGGCGCGTTGGCGGCCGTCATTCAGCGGGTGTGGTGGTGCCGTGGTTTTGTGTGTGGTGCGTGGTGGGGAGAGCGAAGATCAACGTCGTAAGGGCGCTGCCCTTACCATCCCGCTCTCGCCGCCGAGGGCTCAGGAGCGCGGGGCGATGGAGCTGCCCCACTCTCCCGAGCTGAGGCTATTCAGGGGGGAGCGCGGTCAAGGGTGCGCTTCGCCCGGCGCTCCGTTTGCCCGAACGGAAATGCGTGTTCGGACAAGCCGGTGCGGCGGCCCCTGACCCGTCGGGCCCAGGTGGGGAGGGTGTGGCGAGCGTGGTAGCGGCCCACCATCAGTGCGTACGCGATGAGCAGCAGCCAGAAGATCAGGTGTGGGGTCGGGTTAGTGACCACGGGTCAGCCCTCCAGCTCGAAGGGTTCGTGCACCGGGACGAAGGGTGTCGGCCTGCCGCTGTCGTAAACAACGTGCCAGTACTTCGGCGGACGGAGCGCGGGCATGTGTTTGTCGCAGGTAGAACCCCGTTCCACCCGGTACGTCGAGTGGATCGAGCGCCACACGCCCGCGACTGGCGCCATCGTGGTAACGACCGTGAAGACTCGCGTAGGGCGGCACTCGGTGCAGGGTGTGGACTGGGAGGGAGCGGGCTTCGCCAACTGCCGATGTGACCAGCAGACAGAGCAGTCGCAGTCCGAAGCGTGAGGCTTGCCCAGGTAGGCACTGAAGACGTTCACGGTTCATGCCCTCACCCCGCGAACTCGATATCCCTGCAATGCACGTTCGCGAGTTACACCCCATGAGCGGGGAGCTTCAGCGTCAGTGGGGAAGCGTGAAACGACTTCATCAATCCACTTCTGGCAGGCTGTGCGAGAGGAGCCCTCGTGGACACGATGCCAGCGGCGTTGGCGAGTCGGACCATGGACCGTGCTCATTTCGACGAAGTAGCGCATGGTCATGCCGTCCACTCCTGCTCCAGCAGCCAGTTACGCATCAGCGCGCTATTCACCATGCGCAGCTTGCCCAACTTCACGGAGGGGAGGACGCCCCGGTACACCCAGGCGCGGGCAGTACCGAACGTCACTCCGTTACGTTCTGCCCACTTCTCGATGGGCTCGACATCTTGTTGCGGTCCTACCAGGGACCCGGGTGGCAGCTCTTCCAGTTCCATTGTCGTTCCGTCACTATTCGTGTCATTACCGGCGATATACATCCGGCAATATATGCCGGTGTCTGTATGCCGATTATGAGGAGTCGAGCTGAGCCCACAATCAGCCGACATCCCTTTGTGCTGACGAAATCGAAAAGATGAGAGAGCGAATAGTCGCCATCCTTGAGAGGAAGAAGCTGACAGCTAAGCGCTTAGAGCAGCTGAGCGGTATCGACCGGGAAAAGTGGTACGCACTGAGAAAAGGTGCTCGAAGGGTCAACGAGGACGACATTAAGGTCATCGTTGAAATTGCACCCGAGTACGCTCTATGGCTGGTGTCCGGCAAGATCGCACCGGAGTCTGGGCAGACCAGCCCCGAATACGATGACGCTCATGAAAACTTGCTCAAACCCAACGCGGGGTAG